GTAAGGCCACTACCGTCAAGAAGGGCCGAGAATGAGTGGCGTTAGATATTTCCGCAAACTGGCGATCCTCGTCAAACCCGAAACCGTCCAGGGTGAAGACTCCCAGCCCACCGCAGCCAATGCGCTCATCCTGTCCAACGTGACTTTCACGCCGCTTACCGGCGAGAAGATTTCGCGCGACCTGATGTTACCCTATCTTGGCAATCAGGGCGTTATCCTTGCCGGCATCTATGGCCGTATCGAAGGCGATCTGGAGATTGCCGGTTCCGGCACTGCCGGCACCCCGCCGAAGTTTTCGAACCTCCTTCGTATTGCCAACTTCGCGGAAACTGTGACGGCCGCCACCAAGGTCGAATACACGATCATCGAAGACGGCGACGAAACCGCGTCCATCTATTTCATCTCCGACAAGGTGCAGCACATCTTCGTTGGCGCGAAGGCCAGCCTTGCCCCGTCGTTCGTGACCAAGAACTATCCGAAAGCCCGCGTGAACATCGTCGGCATGCTCGGGACCATCACCGATATCGCCGTTATGCCTGTCGTCAGCCGCGCCGGTTGGGGCAAGCCGCAGCACGTCAGCAAAGCGAACACGGTTTTCAGCCTTCACGGCTGGAACGCCATTGCCGAAAGCCTTTCGCTCGATCTCGGCAACACCCTGACGCCTCGTTTCCTGATCGGCGACGAACGTGTTGTTGTGTCCAACAGATCGGTCACCGGTACGGCCGTTGTTGAAGCCAAGAAGCTCTCCGAAGTGAATTGGTTCGCAAAGGCAACTGGCGAGAAAGAGGGCGGCGCGCTGTCGATTAAGCACGGCACCGTGGCCGGGAACATCGTCACGATCACCGCGCCCAATGTTGAGATCGGCGAACCAACCCAAGGCCAGACTGACGGCATCAGCAATTACTCGCTGCCGCTCGACTTCGTTCCGGTCAACGGTCTGGACGAGCTGAAAATCACCTTCACCTGACGGGCATCTACCGGGTGCCCGCCCATTCCTCGCAATACCTTTAGGAGACACAAGGTATGAAGTTCGTTCTCGAAACCACGTATCGTTACTGGTGGCCCGTCAAGGTCCGCATTCCTGACCCCGAGACTGCCGGCAAGATTCTTGAGCAGACGCTCAAGATTCAGTTCGAGCCGCAGGGCCGCGATGAAGCCCTTGCTGCGCAGGAACTGTACGACAGCCTGCCCACCGTTAAGGAGCGTGCCGACCATGAGCATGCGCAGCTCCTGCTGGTTTGTCAGAACTGGGATGACGTAGTTGCCAAGGATGGCGGTGCGATCTCTTTCACTGCCGAAAACTTCCAGTCTGCGCTTCAGCGGAGCTGGTTCCGCACGGCCGTCTATCAGGCCTATGCCGACAGCCTGAATGGGCAGGAAGCCCGCTTGGGAAACTGAAGGAAGCGGCACGAGCGTGGGCCTTTGACCGCCTCGGCCGCGCCGATCCGCAAGTTGCCGCCACGCTGGATGATGACGTGGCGGCCCAATTCGAGGCGATGGGATACGCCTTCGATCCATCGGAAATCAGCAGTCGGGATAGTGAGGCGTTCAAGGTGTTTGCGTCCAATTGGGATAGCGTGACGGCTTTTCTCGCCTGCGAAACGCAGTGGCGAATTACAGCCAGTGCCATGCGCCTGCACTGGACCGGCCTTGATTATGCTGCCGCCGACGTTGTGCTGCGCCGCTTCAAGTTCCCTGACGAGGTATTTGCTGACCTTCAGGTCATGGAGCTTGAAGCCATTGCCGTTCTTGGGAGTGCAGACACATGAGCGGCGGCCGGATGGAATTCGAGCTTGTCTTCAAAGCGCAGACGGCCGCCGCGCGTACCGCAGCAAACGACCTTCGCAAAGATGTTGGCGCGTTAGGAAATGAAGCCGGTCAGGGTGCCGTTGCCTTCGACAAACACGCGGCTTCCATGGACCGCGATGCTGCAGCGGCCGAAAGTCTATCCCGCTCGACCGATACAGCCAGGCGCACGCTCGCCGCGATCGGCGCGGCGGCCGGCGCGGCGCAGCCGAGCATGGAACGGCTCATCAATACCTTTGCCCGGCTCGATGCGCCGGCCGCAAACCGCAATGGCCGTGCTGCTGACATTGCCGCCTATGGTCAGGAACTGGACCGCCTGCAGGCGAAGTTTGATCCGCTGTTTGCCGCGCAGCAGCGCTATCAGGCGAAGTTGGTGGACATCAACCAAGCGGAGCGGGTTGGCGCGCTCTCGGCCTCTAACGCGATCGATATCCGGTTGCGCGAAAAGAACGCCTATGACGCTCTGATAAACAACCTTGACCGTCTCGCGGTAGCGCGCAAGGCGGCGGCCGAAGGTGTGGTTGATCGTCAGTCGATCGTTCCCGATCGCGGCGCTGATATCGAAGCCTACGGCCGCCAGCTCGATCAGATGCGCGCCAAGTTCAATCCGCTCTATGCCGTGCTCACCGATTACAAGGCGCGTCTTGCCGAGATCCGCGAAGCCCATAAAGTCGGTGCAATCTCCACCGACGAAATGACATCGGCGATTTCTCGCCAGCGTCAGGCCACGCTTGCGACAGTCTCGGCGCTGAAGGGGAATGGTCCGGGCGGCAATGACCCGGCATCTCAGTTCCGCCGCCAAAACTTAGCCTATCAGCTTTTCGACATCGGCCAGAGCGTATCGGGCGGCATGCCCCTATCCATGGTTCTCGCTCAACAGGGACCGCAGATCGCGCAGCTCTATGCCGGCCAAGGCGGCGCTAACGCTGCTATCAAGGATTTCGGCACCATCGCGTCAGGGGCGGCCCGACTGTTGACGCCTCTAACGGTTGGCGTCGGCAGCTTGACGGCGGCCGCCGCGATCGGTGCGGCTGCATGGAGCGGCTATCTCACGTCCATCAAGGAAGTCGAGACGGCAGCCGATGGCCTTGGCCGCGCTACGGCCGGCACGGCTGAAGCCATGGAGCAGGCGGCGCAAGCCGGTGCGGCTGCAGCCGGCATTTCGGTGGCGGCCGCCCGCTCGATGGAAGCTCAATTCCTGCGGACAGGCAAAATCGGTTCCGAGAACTTTCAGCAGCTCATTGGGCTGTCGAAAGATTTCGCCGTGACGATCGGCATCGATGCGGACACGGCCGGTGACAAACTCGCGTCGATGTTCTCCGATCCTGCGGCGGCCGCGCAGACGCTTTGGCGTCAGTATGGTCTCATCAATGCCGCGACGGCCGAGCAGGCCATTCGCTTGAGCGCGCAGAACCGGCAGACGGAAGCGCAAAAGGTGCTGCTCGACGCGCTGCCGGCGCGGCTGGCGAGCGCCGCCGAGGCCACCACGGCTTTCGGCCGCGCATGGGAATCCGTTGCCACAGGCGCGAAGAACGCATGGGATAGCATCGGCTCCGGTATCGATAGCGTCGTGTCCGGACCTTCGCTTGAACAGCGCATGCAGGATGCAGCGCAGCGGTATCAGCGGTTTTCCAATCAGGGCTGGTTTCTCGAAACTTTTAACGGGGCAAGCGACAACGCCGCCAAGGCCAAGGCGGAATATGACGCGCTTAATGAGGAGTATCGTCGCCAGCAGCAGGGTGAGTTTCAGCGCCGCCGTGCCGCCGAAGCCGAGCAGAGCGCCGGCCCGGCGATCGACATTGCATCGTCCGCCGGCGCAACGGCCGACGCCCGCCGTCGTCGCGCTCTTCAGGACCAGATAGCGGCGTTGCGCCAAGCGCAGCAAATTCCGTCCGACATCAACCCGATGTCGAGCGACCAGCAGTCCGATGTGGCGCTGTCCTATGACGCTAAGACCCGCGCGCTCGACACATTCATGTCGTCGCAGGAAAAGGCGCAGCGTCTCGCTGAAATCGATTTGCGCATTGAAGCCGAGCGCAATCCGCTGGTTCGCGCCAACCTCGCGGCCGAGCGGGAACGCATACAGCTTGCCGGTGAAGAGATCACCAGCCAGGAGGCGGCCGCCCGCGCCGCCGCCGCCCGCAATCAGGTTCTGGAAGAGACGATTTCGACCGCGCAAACGCAAGTCGCCGACATGCGTGAGGAGATCGAAAGTCGCCAGCGCCTCAACGCCATGGTCGCGGCAGGCTCGATCACCTCGCAGGATGCTAACCGTCTCCTGCAGGAAGAGGCGGCCTTGCGTCCGCGCATCGCGGCGGCCGCCTCTGCTGAAGGCGCTGAAAAGGAACGGCTGAATACGGTCATTGCCGACCTCAAGGACGGTTACGCCAAGCTCGCAGAAGAGCAGAAGCGCGCGGCCGCGATCGATTATCTGCGCAATGGGAACGAAACCCTTGAACAGCTTCGCCTTGAGAAGGCGTTGATTGGCGAAAACGAGACGGTGCGCGCCCGAGCCATCGCGCAGTTGGAGGCCGAGCAGAAAATTCGCAGCATGGGCGTCGATGCCAATTCTGCCATTGCATCGCAGATCCGCGCGCAGGCGCGGGAGCAGGCCAACCTTACCCGCGAAATCGAAAAGCAGTCGCAGGCATGGGAGAAAGTCCAGACCAGTGCCGAGGGTGCGATTGATGGCCTCGTTGATGGCTTGATGTCCGGTGATATCGACGGTGCGTTAGAAAGTGTCGCGTCGGACATCACCAAAACCTTTGCCGAACTGGCGATCAAGAACCCCCTGAAAAACGCGCTCTTAGGCACGGACTACGGAACGATTTCGGACGTGGGCGGCATCGGCGGCATTTTCTCGCGCCTCTTTGGCGGCGGAAAAGATAGTAGCTCGCTGGTCAGTCAGGCGATCGGCCAATCAGTCGGCACCATGTCGGTCAACGCTGCGACCGTCGTTGTTAACGGCGGCTTGGCTGGTGGTGTGACCGGTGGCGGTATTGGGGGGCTGGCAAAGACACTCTTTGGTGCCAACGACAACGGCGCGCCGGCCGCGACCACCAATCAAAGCGGCGTTGCCGGCACAGTCTGGAATTATTTCGCTGGAAAGGGGCTGAAGGATTATCAGATTGCCGGCATCCTCGGGAACGTGAAGGCCGAAAGCAGCTTCAATCCGCTGGCCGTGGGTGACAGCGGGAACGCGCTTGGCCTGTTTCAGCACAACGATCGCGCGCCAGCATTGCTCGCATCTCTCGGTGGTCGTCAGAACCTTGGCAACGTCAACGGCCAGCTCGATTTCGTTTGGAAAGAACTTCAGTCGAGTGAAAGCCGGTCCTATCAGGCGCTGTTGAGCAGCCGTAACGTCAAGGAAGCCACCGCTGCATTCGGCGGTTTCGAGCGGCCGAAAGGCTTTTCGTGGAGCGACCCGGAAGCCATGCACAATTGGACCGGCCGCCTCTCCGGAGCAGAGCAGGCTCTGACGCAATTCCGATCGACTACCGCGAGTGCTTCGCAAGGGCTCGGTTCGCTCGGGAACGGGCTTGATCAGTTCGGAAAGGGCCTGACGAACGCTTTCCCGGCCGCGCCTTCAGGCGGTAGCGGCGGTGGCGGTCTCTTCGATTGGATTGGCCGGTTGTTCGGCGGCGGATTGAATAGCTACGGCAAGTCAGTTTTCTCCAGCTCGACACAATTTGCCGGCGCGTGGTCAAGCGGCGGTGGCGGTCTTTTTGACGTTGGTGGCTGGACCGGTCCCGGCGCTGAAAAGGACATTGCCGGCGTTGTTCACGCTGACGAGTTCGTTTTCTCCAAGAAGGCTGTCCAGCGTATCGGCGCGGCAAAGCTCGATGCCATGCACAAGGGGCTGCTGCGGGGTTACGACACAGGCGGCTACGTCAGCGCCGGCTCTGTCTATCCGTCTGCCGCGAATTCTAACGGCTTCGGCCAGGGTGGATCGTCCATCGTCGTGAACAACTACACCAACTCCCATGTCGAGGCGGAAGAACAGCAGGACGATCGTGGCGGCCGTCAGACGGTTTTCACCATATCCGAAGTTGT